AGAAAAGGAGTGGTTTGCTACGATGGAAATGAGTCTTGAATATCTTGAATACAGGAAAGCCAATCCGACACAATGTTGGGTAATAGACCCTGATACTGGGAGGAGGTGTTCCAATGATGTTGCCTCTCCCCACCACCTAAAAGCGGTAGGCATGGGGCGAAACCGCAAAACGCCAAAGATGGAACACTATATGCTTGCCCCCGACCTATGTTGGATACACCACCAAGAGTATCATCAAATTGGTGAACGAAAATTTATTGAGAAATATGGTAATATTTGGAGAGATGCCCTATTAGAGTTGGCTAAATATCTATTCGGGATGGAAAATGAGTAACTTCGCATTTGAACCACACCCTGGCCCTCAAACTGAATTTCTAGGAGATGAGTCTGATTTCGTCCTGTATGGTGGTAGCCGTGGTGGAGGGAAAAGTTTGTCCCTTGCGTGGGATGCTGCCTTTAAAGTCAGGAAGTCTCATTGGGAATTTAACGGGAAAGAGATTAGTGAGAAAATTGCCAAAGAGATCCAAAAGCTCCCAAAAAAGAAACAGGCTAGTTTGGAATACGTTGTTGACAAGGTTTCCATTGACTACCCTGAATACCAAGCCCTCCTTGTAAGGCGTACCTACCCACAGCTTTTACGAAACATCAAGCCTGAGACCGATAAACTTTATCCCGCCTATGGGGGGAAATGGTCTGAGAGGGACAAGTGCTATAAGTTCCCTTCAGGCGCTTTGATATATCTAGTCCACTGTGCAGACATACGAGCCCTTGATAACTACATTGGTGGTAACTTCCACTACATAGGCATTGATGAAGCCAATACATTTCCTGAAGATTGGGTAGAACGCATACTCTCTTCGGCAAGATCAACGAACCCAGAGATAAAGGTCTTTAGGCGATTAACTGCCAACCCTGGAAACATTGGACACGCATGGCTTAAAAAGAAATACATCGAAAAATGCCCACCTGAGATAGTGGGCTCAAAGATTTACAACAAAGAATATGATGTTTACTACCAGCAGAAGCAGAGTGCCAAACCCTACAAGGAAGATGGGCTCTCCTATAAGTTCATACCGGCAACAGTCTTTGACAATCCATCAATTATCGAGAATGACCCTGCCTATGTTAAGTTCCTGAAGGGACTCCCCGAACTCTTGAGGGCAATGTGGCTCTATGGAGAGTGGGATTCGTTCTCAGGGCAGTTCTTTGACAACTGGAATCCATACTATCACGTTATCCCAGAAGAAGAATTTAAGCTAAACAAGAATTGGTCTAAAGTGGAATACTCTCTCGTAAGGGGTTATGATGAGGGAACGAAAGCGCCCTTCGTTTGTCTGTTGGGCGCAGTCAACTCTTTGGGGGACATAATCATCTTTGATGAGATATTCGGTACTGGCTATGCAGCTTCAGAGCAAGCCAAGTATGTGAATGAGGAAACCAAGGAGCGTTGGGGTTTAACTGCTGACGACTTCGACGAAGAGGTTGCTGACCCCGCCTACTGGACAAAGAAGAGTGAAAAGGACGGGATGCTATATTCCCCTGCTGATTTTTATGCAGATGAGGGTATAGACCTGATGCCTGGAAACAATGACAGAAAGGCAGGTGCTAAGTTATTCTATAATGCCCTCGCCCTACCTGAAGGCATAGAGGATGTTCTGTCAGCGTCAAACGAATGGAACACTTCAGACATACACCCCAAGCTAAGATTCACAAGTAACTGCACATACTGTACAGAATCCATCCCCAACCTCCCCGCAAAAGAAACAGACCCAGAAGATGTTGACACGAAATCAGATGATCACCCCTTTGATGCAGGTAAATATCTTGTTACTCAGGTCTTAGGTCATGTAGAACCAAAAAAAATTGAAAAAAAGGGTTGGATGGATACTTTGGGAGATAATAACTTAGATGGAAACGAAACTGGAGGTACTTGGAAATCAGTATAAGGCGACCAGAGGGAATAACAGATATAGGGTTTGAGATGATGAAGGCGTGGAACCTCACGGATGATGCCTACGCTAAAGCCATCGCTGACTCTGAAGAGGGAATGCGCTATCTGAATAACGACCCCTATACGGCAGGGGAAAAAGCTGACGCACTCAAACACAAGAAGCCACTACTTCGCTACAACATCATACAACCGCTTTTCGCGACCCTATTGGGCAACGAACAGCAGTTTAGGCGCAGAGCAAGGGTAAGGGCTCATGACGGGGGTGAGCAGGCTTCAGTCGCCAATATAATCCAGGGTCGCTGGAACGCGATCAACGATGAACAGAACATTGAAGAAAAATTAGATACAGTTATGATAGATGCTCTAACCCTTGAGATGGGTGGAGCTATTGAGCGTAGATTCAAGGTCAACTCAATGGGGTACTTAGATTTTGATTATCAAGTCAAGAACACCATGAGGGTTCGCTATGCACCGGACACGTTAAACTCTGACTACACGCTTGAAAAATGTCCTTGGCTCCTAAAGGAAGAGATGCTTACCATTGAAGAACTGATTGCCAGGTTTGGCGATAGGCCAGATTTCACCGAAGAGAAGAAGGTGGCATGGAAAGATAAGTTCTCAATATTCCTGAAACGATTCACCGATAGCGAATACTCTAGCAAGGCGCATTTTAACGAAGAGTCAGGCAAGTACAGGGTTGTAGAGATGCAAAAGCGGGTCTACAAGAAGACCGTGACGTTTTATGATGGAGAAGGTGTCCACACTTTGCCCGTTGCAGAGTTCCGCAAGCAAAAGGGCGCAAGAAAGATCACAGAGGGTACAACAGAAGGTATCCACATCACAGTTACAGTCCCACATTTTAACTGGTTAACCGTTGTAGATGAGGATGCCAAGTGGCCTTCAGCCAATTATGATATTTTCCCAATGTGGTCTTTTGAATACAACACCCAAGTCATTGAGGGCGCAAGCCTTATGGGGCTTCTTAAAGACATGCAGGATGATGTAAATAAGGGTGTTTCTCAAAATCGAGACTATGTTACACAGCACTTGACAGGAATGCTTGTCACATCCAAGAGGGAAAAGGAAGCTAACGAGAAACTAGACCGCAAGGGTAATCAGTCAGGGCAGAGAATCGAACTCAAGGACATGAGAAACAACATGCCTAAACGACTTGCCCCTGAGAATATTGATCCTATGTCTCTAGGCTCTACAGACCACGCAGAGAACTATGCCCACAAGGTCTCTTCCGTAACAGAAGGGCTCCAGGGAACCGGTGGTAAGTCGGGAGAATCAAACGCATTATACGAGAACAAGTTAGCTCAGTCTGCTGCTTCTGTCAACCCCCACTTCAAAAATCGGTCTAAACTTCGCAAGGCATTAATGGCTGATTTCGTTGACAACTTCGGTTGGGTATATTCTGAGAACATGCGTGTTCTTGATATAAAGTCTGCTCCAGGCACAGCAGGAATTTATTCTCAGGAAGTGATAAATCTGAACCTTGCAGGCGAAGTAATAAACGATGTCTCCAATCCAAGTCTGTTTGTAGAGATTGATGAGGGTGAAGACAATACCCTACAAAAAGAAGATCATTTCAACCAGCTACTTTCCCTTGCCAATGTCCTCTCCGGGATTGACCCACGCCTCGTACCGCCTAAACAGCTTGTAGAGGCAGCACCTATTGAGGGTAAGGATGCTTGGATGCAGTGGCTTGATGTAATATTAGGACAGCAGTTTGAAGATGAAGCTGTCCAAAGGGCGGGTGCTGAACAAGCACAGGTAATTGAAGGCGCTCAAGGGGCGCAACAAACACAGGGGTAATTATGACCGAAGAACAAATTGTAAACGAAGAACAAATTGAAACACCTGAACCTGAACAGTTTAAAGAGGAAGGTGATGAACTATTAATCAATGTCGGAAATGATGAATCTGAGGAAGCACCCGAAGCAGACCCCGGAGAGGGACAAGCTGTAGAGGATAAGGCAGTTGCAGATGAAGTCGTAACCGAAACTGAATACGAGGCTCCAGAGGAGTTCAAAGGTAAATCACAAGCAGAACTGATTGAGATGATTCAATCAGGGTCAAAGAAGATTGGTGAGATGGGCTCAGAGAAGGCTGACCTTAAAAAGCAGCTAGAAAAAGTCCAACTCACACCCGAAGAATTGAGGGAACAACTCAAGGCTTCTGAGGTTAAAACACTTCTTGATGAAGAACGTGAGAAACTAATGGACTTAGACCCTGATATAGCCTCAAGAGAAGAGTTACGCAGTCAACAGCGATTAGTGAATGAACTAAGTGATGAGTACAGTACAAAGTCTCACTCTGAGTCTATTCGCGACATCGTTCAGTCAGGTGAGAACAAAGCCTTCAAGTTAGCGCAGAAAGAAAAGCTACAGAAAGACTTTGAACTTACTGCTAATGAGATCACCAATGTTGATGCCGTAGCTGAAAATAACTACTTGGAGAACGGCAAGCTCACCGAAAGGTCTTACCAACACGCAATGCTCTCTATCTACGGTGTGGAACGGATCACAAAAGCGTCTGAAATGAAAGCCGAAGCTAAAGCTCGTACTGATATTATGACCGCAAGCAATAAAACTCAAGTCGGTGTTGATGCCTCTGCTCCTGGAACATCTGGGAACTACGTTAGTCTAGATACGCTTGTGTCTAATCCTGTCGCGATGAAGAAGTATGTTGATACACACACGGATGAACAGGTTGCTGCACTCCAAGAAAAACTGAAACAACTAATGTAAAAGGAAAACAACTATGGCTTCCGCAACTAATGCCTCACAAGCATATTCTGCCAACGTTGCAATTTTACGGGACAAGACAATTAATCAGTCTTGGTTCAATACTATCTGGGCGAGATGGTCAGGTGCAACAGACATCTCAAGTGATGACAATGGTAACACCCTTGTCCGTCCTGCTGGTAAACCAATTGAAATGATGACAGACTTTATCCAAAAGGGTCGTGACAATATGTTACTGCCAATGCGGATGGATCTCTCTGGTGCGCCAGTATTTGGTGACACCGTTGTTGAAGGTACTGGTGAAGACCAAGACCTCGACTTCATGCGCCTGTATGTCAACCAGACCCGTAAAGCTGTTATGGCTCAGTCCGGTGCAATGGCAAATGAATATGTCAAACTATATAACATGATCGAAGCTGCTACTCCTCAACTGAGTAAATGGTTGAGCAAGTATGACAACCAAGACGTATCTCGCGCTTTCTATGAGGGTGTTGGAGAGAACCTGTCTACTGGTACTGCTGACGATGGTAAGGGTGTTTACAAACGCTATCATCCAAACTGGTACTATAACGATGGTGGAGTCTTGACCTCTGCCGGTACAGCTAAGACATTCAAAACCAATGCGAACCTTGATACTGCTGCTGCTAGTGGACTTTACGGTATGACAAGTGACATCGTTGAATATATCAACCCTGTCCTCATGGAACACATGATTCCTCAGATCGTATCCCATAATGGACAGCCCTATTGGGCTTGCCTGATTACCCCACAGCAGAAGATTACTCTTTTGGCTGACTCAGGGTTTAAGGCTGCTAACCAGGCTGCTTGGAATGGTCTCTCGACCAATGCTGAACTTCAGG